TTACTCGTCTTCTTCGCTACGAAATGTGGCTTGAATGGCTTCCAAATCTTTCAAATCCAACATATCCAAATCTTCGGGAACAAGACCCGTAACACGCGACACCAACGCCAAACCTTGTTCCGCCTCGTTGCCGATGTGCATGACTGCACGCAAATCACCCACACGCGGACGGCGCACAGTTACTTTGTTCAGCGTTTGCCCTGTCGCCAAGCGCATGGGATATTTCAGCGTTACCGTGATTTCGCCGTTCAATTCTTGTTTGATTTGTTGTGCTTGTGTCATGATTTTTCCTTAAAAAATGTCGTAAAAACAGGTGTATTTTATTTTCAGGCAGCCTGAAATGCTTTTAACGCGCATTAAAAAAAGTCCTAGCGGACAGCAACCCACTAGGACTTTTAAATTCAAAAATCAAACTCTACGCGCCAATATTTTTGCGGAACTGGCTCAACACGTCCACACCGTCCACGCGGTATTCGTTTTTGAGTGCGTTAAAATACAAGGTTTCACGTCCGTCCACCACCTGACGAATTTCCACCGCCTGATAAGTGCTGCTAAATTCCGCTTTTTCATGCGGTTTGTAGCCACCCAGCGCGTTTTTGCTGAACCATGCCGACACGGTGGTCACAATCGGCACTTCTTTTGCCAAGCCAGTCGCATCAAAAGTTTGCAAATTGCCGCGCACCATCAGTTGCACCGCTTTAAATGGGTGGTTAATAATCCGCGCCGCATCAGGATAAAAGGCATTCCAAGTGATTTCGCCTTCGGGGGCTTCCACGCCGCTGGGCAATTTCACGCCAGCGAACATACCCAAACCTGTGTAATCATCTTGCTTGATTTCAAATTCAGGCAGCTTAAATTCTTTTGCACGACCAAGTTGCGAAACACCGTTCACATACACGTTGGCATTGTAAATTGCGTTGATTACGCTCATTTTCTACCGTCCTTCCTAGCTGTTGCCAACCAAGTTGATTAAATATTTGCGCGTCATCACGCTGGTATTGGTGGCGCGTTCCATCGGCAGCTTGGGCGTGTAGTCATACACAATCGGCACTTGACCTTTGCTAAATGCTTCCGCCAAATCATAGTCATAATCCAAGCTCACGCTGTAACCGACAATACCGCGCACCGTACTCAAATAAGTGCGGATACCTTCTGTCAAGCTGTCAATCAGCGCGTCATCAATTGGGCGGTCAATGTATTGCAGCTCAAAACGGCGAATGCTCTCGTCAATCAAATCGCCTGTGCGTTGCGCCACTTCAAAGTTTTTGATGTGTGATGTGGTGGGGAAACACGCCAAGCGGTTGCCCCATAAGCGATAGCCTGTACCGTAGCTGTTAAATACGGTGGTGATGCCTTTTTCGTTCAGGCGATTGGTTTCGCTCTGTGGGTCGTCCACACGAGCGGTCAAACCGATTTCCAAGCCTGTTACGCCCGACAATTCACGGTTGGACGTTGAAAACCAATACCCCTGTTCCACGTCCGTTTTCATACGCAAACCTGCGGCATGGGTCGCCAAACTTTCCACGCCCAACACGCCAATCACGTGCGGATAAAACAATTGTGCGCGGTCGCTGGATGTATTGAAATTGATGGTGCCAAGATTGCCACGCCCTGTAATCGCTTGACTCAATTTTGTGCCTTTGGGCGCATCGTAATACGCAATGCCATGTAATTTGTCCGCCAAAACCGTTAAAGCAGCCGCGCAAGTGGCGGTCTTGTCAAATTCAGGTGCAATAATGATTTTCGCGTCTGCACCAAAGCGGTTAAAGCCTTCGGTTACCAATTCCATGCCCGTGCGTTTGCCTGTTTGCGCAACATACGCGCCGATGATGTCGGCTTCGGTTACTTTGGTTGGGTCGGTGTGCGTGTAGGTAATTTTAGGGTCGGTAGGTTTGGTTTTAAATTGGATTTCGCCAGTCAAAGCGTTGAGCGCATAACGGTCAGCAGTCAAAGTGGACGTGCTATCTTTTACCACCCAACCGCTTTGCAAAGCAGGTTTTTTGGTTTTAGCAGACAAGGTATCACTATCCACCACCAAAACTTCATCGGTTACGGTGGTCTTGTGCTTACTTGGGTCGCACACATTAACCACATAAGCAATGCCGCTTTTGTAACGTGTCCAAATATTCGTGGCATTGGGGATGGTAAAACCTGCATTGGTCAGCTCTGCGCCAAATTGGGCAAAATCTTTACTGGTTTGGCAAACGGTCAATTCATTGACTGCGCCTGTGGGTGCTGTGCCGATGATGGCGGTAATCGCGCCGTCCACCGTGTAAACTGGGCTAGAACCTCCGTCAATGCGAATGGTTTCCGAGCCGTGATGAAATGCTGCTGCCATGTTGTTCTCCTATGGCGTTTGGGGTTTTAAATGGGGATTGAGTGGGTCTTGTGTGTGGCGATGATGGACTTGTGTTAGCGTAGGTAGGTTTTCAGGCTGGCAAACTTGCACTTGCTGCGTGGTGGTTTGCACAGTTAATTCGTATTGCCATGCACCTGCGTCTTCGCTTAAAAAGCGTTCTTGCAACAAGCTACACGGCAAACAATTGGGCGGCTTAAAGCCCACGATTGCCAAACGCACCTCGTCCAAAATCGCCAACGCGCCATCATCGCCATGCAAATGCGAGCCGATAACCGTCAAATGCAGCACCACATCACGCTGCTGGGCAATCAAGCCTAAACTTTCCAGTTTAGTGAATTTGCTAGACTGATAACCGACAAGCACCGCCCCAACAGGGTGGATAAATTGATAATCCGCAGGGTTTTCGGGGAATACGTCCACGCTAACCCACGGAATCGCTGCCTGTAAATGCGTGGCAACCGCGTCAATAATCGGGCGTGTTGCACTCATTTAGTAACCGTCCCAATCGTGTTTCACACCGCCGCGAACGTGATACGAACCGCGTTCGGGCTGTGCTTGTTTTGCCAAATTATCAACGCCGATGTGGATTTTGCCGTCTCGGATTTGCTCCAATGCCTTGATTGTGGCGTTGTAAGCCGTTTCCAGCACTTTCGGAAAATCCGCCCGATTTAATCGGCGAGAATGCAAATAATGTCGGGCAATATTGATACACAATGGCGGCAACACAGTCGGCACGTCTTGCAAGGGCAATGGGTAACGCCCACGCAAATAGCCGTCCACCAAATCACACGCATAGGCAATGGCTGCCTGAATAATCTCATTGTTTGGCTCTGTGGCTCGCGGCTCGTCATTGGTTAATTGCACCAGCTCCGCCTTGCTCATCGCTTTGGCTAAATCATCGGCGTTGATGTACATGACTTACTGCTCCGCTTTGGAATTGCGTTTCGGCTTTTCAGGCTGCGTTACTTCGGGTGCGGATTGTGCAGGCTGATTGTCTTTTGGCTCTGCCGTTTCAGGCTGCTTTTCCGTCGTTTCAATCAACGTAACGTGTGCCGCCACTTCCGCATATTGCGTATCCGATAAAACCACCGTTTCGCCACGCTCAACGCGCACGTCTTCGCCATTTTCGTTTTGCAAAATCAAGGGAGTATTTGCCAAATATTTGTTTGCCATTTTTTAGCCTTTCATCAACACGGCGACTAATTCGCCAGCTTCCGCCTTAGCCGATACCGCCACGCCAAACGCATTATTTTCTCCAGCCACCGCGCAACCGTTGCCGTCCGCCGCGACTTTTGCCCCTGCGGTAATCGCACCGCCAGCTTCCACCAGCACAATGCCGACACATTCCACCGCCACGCTGTTGCCTTCGTCCGCATCGCGTGGCGTTACGCCATACACAGGAGCATTGGCTTTGGCTTGTTTGCCGTCAAAACCAATCAGGCGATTGGCGATGATTGGGGCATGGGCGGTGGTGGTTGCCACCAAAACGACTTTTTTAGTTAGTGTCATTTTTTTACCTTTCTTTCAGGCTGCCTTTTGTTTCAGGCAGCCTGAAAATTAAATTGCTTTATCAAACAAGAACCCACACGCACCACCCACAGCCGCGACTTTGCGAATGTCGGTGTAACGAGCGTATTCCACCTTACCGCCCACTTCGTTGTAGCGGTCTACCAACGGCATGCCTTGACGGCGCAAGGTGTAGCCAAAACTTGGCTCGCCTTCGTCATTGCCGTTTGACATGATTTTCGGGCGGACAATCAACGCTGCAAATGCACCCCAAACGTCTTTCGTTTGTTTATTTGGCGCAGGAGCAGAAACCGCATTGCCGATAATCACTTCATCTACTTCAAACAAAATTTTCAAAATATCAGGCGTAATCAATTTGCGTTCATTGCTACCCAAAGCAGCCTGCAAAACAGGGTGGTACGACAAAGCGTGCGCCACACTCGCACCCAATACCAACACATTCGGGCGCATACCACAGGCAGCGCGTACCACTTCTTTTGCGTCTGCAATGTCTTTGATTGGGTTGGCGGTTTTGTCACTCCATTTCGTTGCTGCCGACAAATCTTTGTAATGACCGCTCTCGTAAGTCGCCTTACTTTGCAACAGCGTTGCCGTTTCAATTTCTTGGCGCAACTGAATGCCGTTCACGGCGCGACGCGTGGCTTTGGCGCGTTCATCAAACAGGCTTTCTGCTTGTTCGCGGTAATCCACACCAATCGCTAAATCGTGTTCTTCCAACACAACAGGCAACAGTACGGTTTTATCCATGCTTACCACATTACTGGCTGCGCCTACCGCGCGTTCTGTTTGATATTCCACAAACGAGCCTTTGCCAAAAGTCGGGATTTTCACGCCTTCTTTTTCGGTAAACACCACAGGCATAATTTTCTCGCCGATAAACTTGGCTTGTTTATGACCCACCGCCAACTGGGTCAATACAGGGTCAATCTGACCGCGTAACTGGCGTAAATGTGCTGCACTCATCGTATTACCTTTCTGTTATTGAGCTGTGCGGCGAGCCGCTTCTTCGTAGGAAATGTTTTCTTTTGCTGCCAACGCCAAAGCGCGTTCATGATGCGATAAGGCGTTGGGTTCGGCATATTCCGCAAAATCGTGACTGCCTGAATAGCTTTGCGCTTTGCCAGCGTTTTGCGGTGTTGCCATTTCGCCTGTTTCAACAATCGTTTGCTTGCCTTGCAAAAATGCTTTGAATGAATTGACCAGCGCGTTTTCTTCATTGAAATCCGCGCATTGTTCAGGCGATGACATAAAATCCAGCACCTTATTCATCAAATCTTTATCCGCAGGTTTCAGGCTGCCAGCCTTAACCAATTCTTCGCAAAAATTCGCATTGGATTGATGTACTGCATCGCGTTGCGCTTTGGCTTGCGCGGCTTTCAATTCTGCCAATTCGCGTTCTGCTTTTTCACGAGCAGCATTTGCCGCCGCGAGTTCTTGTTCGGTTGCCATATCGGTTTCCTTTGTTTCCGTTTCGTTAAAATCAGGGGTTACAACTTCAGGCTGCGTGGCGGCGCGTTCCCATTCGCCAATCTGCCAAGCTGGGATAATTTGGTCAGCAGCGTCCATGCCGTCTTTGCCAATAATCCACTCACGCAAACGGCGAAAAGTTCGGGCAATCGCGTTTTGTGTCATTGCAAAATCTTCACTAAACACCACAACGCCAGCTTCATCATCTGCAAATTCAATCGCCGCCAAACCCTTAACCGCAGGGGCAGCCGCGCCCAAAAAGCCAACATGTCGCAAATACCAAGACCCCTGCACAGGATTCGCCGAATGCGTAGGCGGATAAAAACTTGCCGACACTTTTTTGTATTTGCCCTGTCGCACCAAATCCACCAAACCATCGTCCACCTGCTTAAAATCCGCCGTCAGCACATCGCCTTGAACGGATAATTTTTCCACCCAGCCAAACGCAGGGGCGTTGTGGGTTGGGTGTCCGATAACAAGCGGTGCTTCGTGAAAATTGGCGTTATAGGCGTTGGCGGCTTGCTGCAAATCTTGCACCGTGATGTTTACTTCCGTGCCGTGCGCGTCTTTGCGTTTGCCAGCGCGGAAAATTTCGTATTGCATAAAAAAACGCCCTTATCTGTTTAGATAGGGCGGATTATGCTTTCAGGCAGCCTGAAAAACTTTTAACGCACATTAAAAAAAGCAGCCTGAAAATAGCTGCTTTTCTAAATCACTCAAATTCGCGTTTATAGCGCGTTTTACCCCAAACCCAAGCAAACCCCCAACCCAAGTTTTAAACGCGTTAAAAATGCGGTCAGAAACGAACCTGACCGCATTGTAGTTTGAATTAGGGATTTTAATCATCATCAAACAAGCCCTGTTGTCGTTTTAACGCTTCCGCCTGCTCAACGGCTTTGACGATTTTGTAAATTTGCTGCACGGCTAAATTGTATTTTCTGGCTAACTCTTGATGATTTTTGCCGTTAAACTCGGCATAGATTTGTTTATCGCGCTCGTCTAATTTGCCGCCTTGGTTTTTGGGAAAGTAAATCAACTGTCCGCCCCAGTTGCAACTTAAATGCTGCGATAATTTTTTGCTGATGATGGTGGCGGTCTGACCGTCTAGCGTGGGGACGTTTTCCATTAAACAAGCTACGGCTTGCGCTTCTAAATCGGCGACTAATTCGGGAACTCGGGTGTCTGCCATAGGCTGTCCTTTCGTGTGATTTATTTCACTGTGTGAAACGATGTTTCAAAAATCAACAATATAATCAATATTCTACAATAATTCAGGCAGCCTGAAAATGGTCTTTTAGGCTGCCTGAAAGTCATTCCCCCCATCCGCCTAACATGGCAACTAATTCATGAATCAATTTAGACAAACTTTCGGCTGCAATCACTTGACTAGCAAAAGCTAAACTGGCTGCATCATCGCTCTGTGATTCTGCTTTTTCTTGCAAAGTATCCAAAAAGCAAATGCGTTTTAACTTAAAGTCTTCCGTTAAAACAAAAGCAATTTGTTCACGCCAAATCAAGCCTAATTCTTTAACTTTCAAACCATTTTTGACATGAATTACCACATCTTCATCACTCAATAGCTTATGACTGATTTTAATCAGTCCATCAAAGCGCGTAACACCTGTTAATTGACACGAATCATCTAATTCAAAATTGCCTGCGGCTTTACTGGCTAATACCCATTCTGTCATCAAAGACATAAGCGACTGCTTGGTATGAGGTAACTTTGCATCTAATCCACTCAAAGCCTCGCGTAAATTTGACAGCATATTCTCAGCAACATGGCTGCTCGCACTACCAATCAACAACAACTGACTAGGCACATGGCACATCGCCATCAAGCGACTACTACGGCACAAAGCGCGTGGTAACAATTCATCTATCACTTGTTCTTTTAACTCAATGCGTTCTTTGCGACCAACAGGACGGCATTCATTCTGCACAATATGTGTGATTTTCTGTTCTACCGCATCTTTAATGACAGAATTAGGCAAAATACGTTCTTGTTTTTTCAAGCTAACCGACCATGTGTTTGCAGCCTGAAAAACCAGCTCGTGTCCAAAATCATGAGGAGGTACAAAACCGAGACTGTACCAATCTAAACCCGTTACTTCCGAAAAAGGGGATTTTGCCAATGCCATTTCCAGCTTATCTACACTAGGAGCGGTTTCAGGGTTCAAGCGATAAACGCTTAATTGTTTAATAAACATTGTATTTTCCTTTACGTTGAAATCTTTTCAGGCTGCAAGTCGGCTTGGAAAACCGCTCCGCCGTTTGCGAGTTGATTCCCTCTCCTGTGGGAGAGGGTTAGGGAGAGGGCAAACTACGCTTTCCCCAATTCAGGCGACACCAACACATACGCGCCATTTTCATCGCGCCGATGAATGCGGATATATTCGCGTGTGGTTTGCGTGTGAATGCTGTCGTCAATCGCCGTCATGGCGCGTTGCCATTTCTCATGCTCAATATTCAAACGACGCAAGCCCAACACTTTTGCCGTGCTGATATTGCCTTCTTTGTTTACATCAAACGCTTGCTGCACAATCGTTTTCAATTCTTGGCGGCTGTCTTGCGTCCACTCGTCCAAGCATTCATCAATTAGCGTTTTGGCGGCGGTTAAGCGTTCGTCAAAGGTCAGCACGTCCGCCATTGCCACAGTAACGCGTAATTCACCGTCAAAGCTATGCAAAGTTACGTTGCCTTTTTTGCTCGGTTTCGCGCCATATTTTTCGGCGGCTAATTCAACGAAAGCGCGAACATCTTCAATGCCGTTGCGCCGTGCTTGTTCCAGTTCACGCATGGGCGTTTCAATCGCTGCAAAAATTTCTTTGACCAGTTCATCGCGGTCTAAATCAATTTCTTTGATGTTCTCAATCGGGATTAAATTGCCGCGAGCGTCTTGGCGGTATTGGCTTAAATCAATTTCGTTCATTTTGGATTTCCTTGTTTGGGTTATAGTGGATTCAATTCAAACTAGGACAAGGCGACAACGACCGCCGTGTACGCGTGGTACATAAGGGCGTTGGTAACGCTGTATTAGTTTGAAGTGAATTCACTATCATTGGGGCGTTTGGCTCGCGCAATCGTGTTCAACAACTGCTGAATATATTGCCGATTGCGCTCGCGTTCGGCTTCGGATAGTGCAGGCTGCTTTTGTTCAATCAATCCTGACACAGCCGATTCGCTGCGTGGTGGAATTTCGCGGATAACTTGTGCTGGCTGCACCCATTTTTCCGCGTGTTGAATCACGCGCTTGAAGGCGGTGGGCAAACGGTTGTGGTCTAAATCTCTATCGTAAAACCATGTGTGGGGGATGAGGGCTTCTTCCCACACCGAGGCAAGCGCAACAATCGCATCGGCTGGCGGTGCGCCTTGTAAACGCAACACGAGTAATTTTTGTAAGCCTTCTATCATTTGGTTATACGCCCAATCAGGCATTTTGCGCGGTGGTTTCATCGGCGCAATCCTTGTAATTGCATGGCTGCGGTCAGCGTTTGGCTGGCTTCGGGTTGCAGGCTGCTTGGATTTCCCTCGCCTTCTGGAAGAGGGGTGGGGAGAGGACTACGCAAGCCTTGCCCTTTCCAACCGCTCATCACTTCATACAAATAACCGTGTGATTTGAGCGGTAATTTCAAGCAGCCTGCATTTCGGCGCGATAGCATTTCACGAAAGCCATACCCCCACGCTTCGGGCGGTGCTGGGTATTCAATGCGGTCGCGATTGATTGCGCCACGTTCCATGTCGGGCTGAATTTCGCCAAGCAGTTTTGCCATGCGGTCAAATGTCAGCGCGGTTTTACTAGGGCGAAACAAGGCAATGTATTGCACGGCTAGTCGCCCTAATTCGCCGTTGATTTGCGCTACCGCCCACACAGCTTGTCTTGCTTCTTCGTGTGCCAGTAATGCGTCTAGGCTGTTTTCTGCTCCGCAGCAGGGGCATCGGGTTTTCATGGTTTCCCTTTCGCTGTGTTTAATCTTGCCAACCATTGACGGTAGGCTTTGATTTCTCTTGTGGCGCGTTGTTCCAATTTGTAATCAGATTCATCACGCGCTACTGCCAATTTCTCTTCCCACTCATTCATTTTTTGGATAATCCAATTTGGGTCGGTCATCATTTGATTTTTCCTTTTAAATTAAAATCAAATAGTTATAAAAATCAACAAGCAAAAAAATTATTGTTTCCATGTGCGTCGCATTTCGTCAATCGGTTGCAAAATGCACACTTTCAGCACAAAACGAATGGACAAACCCAGTACACACACTTTAATCAACAGCTCTACCGTTTCCCAAAAACGCAGGGCAGATAAATAATAAAGCAACTCCATCTCAAATCCCTTTCACAATATCCGCATCTACTTTGGCAAAACCCAAACTAGCTGCTTCATTCATCGCCGCCGATACCAAATTATTGACCGCCAATGGATACAACAAACTTTGCTGCTGTAACTGGTTTTTGTTGCGACTGGTAACCGTCAGCCGTGCAGCAATGGCATCAATGGCGTTGTCGGTTAAAACATCGGCAACGTTCACGCCTACGCGCTCAAATTTGTGTTTCAGGTAGCCTTGCAATTTGCCGTCCGTGAGTGGCAACAGCGTTACCACTTCGCAGCGTTGCACCACTTCACGCACATTTGGGTTGTTCTCACTCAACTTTTGCCCCAGTTCGGTTTGACCGATTAGCACAATCCCAATCAAGCGTTCAAAACCGTTTTTCAGTTCAAAAAAGCGTTTCAAGTGTTTCAGCGTGGGAATGGGCAAACAATGCGCTTCTTCAATCACTAAAACGTGCTTGTTGCCAGCTTTCGCGCTATCGGCAAGGGCTTTGTGAATTTGGCGGAAACGCGCTTCGGGGCTGCGTTTGGGTGATGTATTGGGCGACACGGCTTCCAAAATCGCTTCGGCAATGTGTACCGCTTTGAGCGTTTTGCCTTTTTGGTCGTTGTCTTCCATCGCCAATACATATGGCTCAATCACCACCACTTGACGACCTTCTCGGTTAATGCGGTCTTGCAAGTCTTCGCGCAGCGTGGATTTACCAGCACCCGATTCGCCCACCAGCACAAACGGCACGTTGCGTACGTCATATTTGCGTCCACCAAAATCAATGGTTAAATCGGGATTGACCTTGCGTTCTTCGGGCTTACTCAACACCAATTCACGACAATATTCAGTCGGCGGCGGAATAATCAGTTGCTCGGGCATGATTTTTTGCCAAGCCTTGTAACGGCTCATACCATGTCGGCTGTGGATTTTTTGACCGTTAAAATAACGCATCCACCGATTCGCCAAACCCTGCAACTGCTCAATGCTGTTGATGCGTACCAGTTTCAGGCGGCTTTCAAATTGCGTTTCCACCAAATTATTGCCATTTTCCACTTGCCCTTTGGCGCGTGGATTGCCCACTTTGTTGATAATCACATTCACGCCAAGCTGTTTATTCAGGTGCTTAAATCCATGCCCTGTATTCGCCGACCCTGGGTCAAGCATCACATTCACAGGCACACCGCAAAAAGGGTCTTGCAAACGCTCCGCTTTCGGCTGCATTGCCTGAATAAACGTCTCGCACAAATTCTCCGAGTTCTCGCCACCAAACACATACCACACAAACAGGCAGCCTGAACAATGGTCAGTTACGACATACCGCCACACGCGGTCTTGCTCAATTTTCACGACATTTTTTGGCTTGTTTTTGTAAAATTCGTCCGCATTCATCATGCGTAAACCTGTGTCCTTGCCCGATACAGGCAGGTAAAACAGCACACACAAACTCGCGTCAATCTGCCAAACATGATTTGGGTGCAAACTTTGCAGACTGGTTACAGGTGCAGGCTGCAACAACTGGTCGGACCGCACGTTCCACCGTCATCAAACGTTTGCCGTTTTTCCGCATGGTTTCCATTAGCACGGCGGAAATCATCTGTGCATCTTTGAGTTCCAACGCCGTTTTTCCTGCATCAGCACGGCGTTTACGTTGAGGTTTAACCATCACACGCTCCAATTCTTTGTAAAGTTTTGCCACACTCATGCCCAATTTCTCGGCTTCGGCTTGCAAAAAAGGCGTTTTGCCACCGTGCGGTAATTTACCCAGTTGCGTGGCAATCGCGTTTAATCGCTCGTTTAATACCGCATTCATTGGGGATTACTCGCTTTCAGGCTGCAAATCGCTACCAGTCAGCCATTCGGGCATATCGTCTTCGGGAATCGTTTCAGGCAGCCCATACTGGTCGCGTAAATGCTGACAATCCATAATGATTTGATTGATGACGCCAGTCATTTTTGCCTGATGTGAAATGCCGTGGGCTTGCTCGTGTGCGGCAAGCTGCGTGAAATATTCGCCCAGTTGCACAATGTGGCTGCGAATCGCTACTTCTTTTGCACCGACCGCCATGTATAATTCATTGCCAACATCGGCAGGGTCGGGTTCTTTCAGGCTGCCTTTTTTCTTGGCTTTTTCCAGTTTTTCGGCAAGTTCATCAATCTTGGCGTTTTTATCGCCCAACACCTTGTCTTTGGCTTGCATTTGCTCGCGGTTTTCACGCAGGGCAATTCGCAATTCGCGCACCGTCATTCTGTCCACATCGTCCAAAGTCATGCCGTTTACTTCTTCGCCGTCCGCCAAACCGACTAGGGTAACGTCTTCTTCTACCAAGAGTTCCAGCAGTTTAGATTTGCCCAAGTCCATCAGTTTGGGCGCGGCTTTTTGCATTTGTGGGGTGGCGAAACGTTTAGTTGCATTCATCAAACGCGATGTTTCTGCTTTACCTAATCCAAATTGTTCTTTAACAATGCTTTCAAAACGACCGTATTCGGTATGTTCTTTTAATACAATCAACGCACGCCCCAGTTCAAACATACCTTCCAATGTTTGGCGGACTGCATGACGACCACGTTCAATCCAAGTTGCTTCGTTATAGGTTTCGCCGTTTCCCCATTGTTCCATTACCATCACGCTGTGCATCGCTGCGTGATTACTGGTTGCATTCACATCAATCACTTCCACTTCACTACTCATTTTTTTATCTCCCAAAAGTTCCGACGTCGGAACTTCTTAAAATCTGTTCACACGTTCTGCGGTTTCTTCCAATTTAGCAGTCAAATGAGCTTGCTGCTGCCTGAAACGCTCCGCAATCTGCAAGGTTTTAATGCTGTATGCAAAATTGCCGTTATCTAGTTTCGTTACCAAACCTTCAGCGATTAAATCTTCCAAATCACGGCTCACATGAACCGCAGAAATACCCAAGCCGTCCGCAATTTCTTTATTGCTCAACCCGATAATCGGATGCGCTTCCAAAGCCTTAAATACTTTCAGCACACGGCTGCCTTTTTTACTGATTGCCATTAGGTTGCTCCTATTTCAAACCCAGTTTGACGGCAATTTCATGTCCTTGACCACGGCTGGCTTTTGAAAAAACCATTCAGGACGCGGATAACTTCTTGCGGACGATAGCCATGTTCTCTTGCCCAGCCTGAAAACGTGATGCCTTTTTGTTTAAAATTTTTCTTAACTTGCTCGGGTGTTAAAGCCATTTTTAAGCTCCTTGTTGTGATAAAATTCACGCTATTTATTTGCGATAAATCGCGCTTTTGTTTGCGATGTGTGCATAATATACGCGTTCGCGTATAAAGTAAAGGGATATTTGATGCAAACGTGTATAAAAGAAAGATTGGTTTTTATTTGTGAAAATAAGAATTTGAAATTAAAGGATTTTCAAGAATTAACAGAATTGCCATATAGAACAGCTCAAAGCTATTTAAACGGTACACGCACCCCAAATGCGGAAGGTTTAGAAGTTATTTGTACACGATTGCGTGTAAACCTAAATTGGCTTGTCTGTGGAATAGGCGAACCATTTATTCAGGAAAAGCAGCCTGAAAAAATAAAGTTAGATGTAGATGAAAAAGAATTGCTGGAAAACTACCGCCAAGCCAGTGATAACGGAAAATTTGTTATTTCAAGCGTGGCGCGTAGCACAGAGAAAAAAGCAAACCAAGATAATCAAATTCAAAGATATTATGGGACGTAGATGAACGTGTAAAACCACAAGCTCCGAGAATATGCATTTTAAATAGCAAGGATTTTTGCAATGGATTTTGTTTATTTAGCCAGAGAAGCATGGAAAGTAGGTGATTTTGATACCGCGAGAATGTATTACCAAAAAGCAGCTTATGGCATTCATGGTACAGATAAAACCAATCAAGATGCTTTTACCCAAGAGGTCGCTCAATTTGCAGGAGAAGACCCAACATATCGGCAAGGTATTCAACTAATTAGAGGATATATTGCAGAACAAAATAAACCTGTTCTACAAAGTGATATGACCGCTTACGTTAAAAATCACTTTGGAGAACAACAAGTAGAAGTATTGCGCTATGTACTGTATTATGCAGAAGTGCGTCAGGATATTTATCGCCGTAAGCAAGGACGAAGCTACCTATTGGCATTAACATATGAGCAATTAGCAAATGTGCCAATTGCATCATCAGCAAAAAAGACAAAAAAATTAGCAGTAAAAGACCATGATTTTCTAAAACTGCTTGAACCAAATAAAGCATATGAACGAAAGCCATCAATACTTACAGGGGAACTGTTGCAATTAGGTGTGTGGAAATTGCATGGCACGGCTACACAATTCAAAAAAACACAGTGGGATTTGGCAATAGAATGTCTATTTCGGGCAAAAGAAATTGACGGACAAAATGGAGAGTGGCAAAGTATACACAACTATTTGAGATTGCCATTGTTCTTGCAACAAGCAGGTTTTTTTGAATCTTCTAAATTTGAGTTTATCCAGTTAATAAATCAGTTAGGTGAGATTGTTGAACGAGAGGCAAAATATCACAATCAAAAAGCACTTTACAAAAAATGGCTCAATCATCTGTATTTAAGTCTAGTTTTTGACAAAATTCGCCTATCTTTTAAACGCGAAAAATTGAATGAACAAGCAGAATATTTTGAAAATCTTGCAAAGCAATATCAAGAATTAGCAGATGAGATACAAAAGAAATTAGATGATAACAAGCAACCACTGCCTGAATCTAAACCTATAACAAACAAACCTAGAATATCAGCAAGGCTAATTCAAGATTCAGCAAGTTTAAATCGTTCATCAAATCCCAAGATACCCACCTCGCCACCCAACAGCATAAATGCAAATAAGCAAAATGAAAAAACAGGTTGTATAGGTATCATTGTGGCTGTTGTCATCTTTATTATTTGGATGATTTTATAAATCTCACTTTTTTAATCCGCATTAAAAGCCTTTCAGGCAGCCTGAAAGCATAATCCCCATAACGATTTAACCGTTATGGGGATTTTTTTATGTCTAATCAAACCGAACTCCCTTGGCTTGCCGAAGCCCGACAACACATTGGCTTAACTGAAATCGCAGGCAAACAACACAACAGCACCATTGGCAACTGGCTCATCAGCTTAAAAGCGTGGTGGACGGACAATGAAACGCCGTGGTGTGGCACGTTTGTTGCCCATTGCGCTCGCACAACAGGGCGCGATTTGCCCCAGCATTGGTACAGAGCGTTGGACTGGCAAAACACAGGCACACGATTGAACGCGCCTGCTTATGGTTGCGTGGTGGTGTTTGCGCGTCAAGGTGGCGGTCATGTGGGCTTTTGTGTTGGACAAGACGAACAAGGCAATTTGTGGATTTTGGGTGGTAATCAAGGCAACCGCGTGTCTGTTGCCAAGTTTGCGCGTGAACGGGCGGTCGCGTATGTGTGGCTAGGCAAAGACGGCGTGTCATCGTTGCCCAAAGAATCGCGCTATGACTTGCCTGTGTTGCAACTGGCTGGCGAGTTTAGTCGCAACGAAGCGTAAAGGCAGCCTGCATATGAATCAACTAACATTACACACTCTGGCATTGATTGCATTTTTGTTATCCAAATTAGGATTTGCCTATATTGCCTATTTAGCCGTTACAAACCGTGTGATGTATGCAGGCTGGTTTGTCTTTTTGGCGGTGGTTTACGCGCTAGGGATTGGTTTTAATGCAAAAGTAGATTAAAGATGAAAAAGATGTTACTCGCATTCAGTTTATTAGCCGTTAGCGACCACATTCCTAATTGGAAGCTCAAACTCTCTGCGCCTGCTATTCCACAAAAGCGTCGCGCACATCGTTTTTCAGGTGTTGCTGCTAATCGGCGTAAACAGCGTAAAAAAGGTAAATAGCCATGAAGGTACTCAAATGGTTTAGCGGATTGGTTTGCAACCCAGCCACAGGGCAAATCAGCCATACCAAGCTATGGGCAAACATTGCCGCAGGCTGCATGACCTACAAATTCATGCAAACGCCCAATGCGCCCGAATGGCAATGGTGGGCATACGGCATGATGGTGGGCGGCTATGCTTTGATTAAACGCGGCATTGCTGCCGTGCCACAAGTGGCGCAAATCGCGCAGAAAGGTCAAAACGATGTGGGCAATGTTGAATAAATACCGCTACGCAGTTTATTTCACGCTGTTTTTGTCATTGATTGCGTGTGCGTGGGGCAGCGGTTATTTATCGGCAAAACGTCATTATGTTGCTCAAATAAGCAGCCTGCACCTCTACAACCGCGCCTTTGGCTACACCGATTAAACGAGCGGTGTTACTGCCCATCTCTTCCGAGCTATTGGTGGTTTACGAGCGTCCCGAACGCCCCACCGATGGCTCACCCGAACAACTGTTAAACCACGCAGTGCGCTATGGCACGTATTGCCAAAAATTAGAAACGCAAGTTTCAGGCTGGCTGGCGTGGTACAAGAAAGCCCAACATGACTGATTTTATTGACCGCGCTTGCGAAAACGAAGAGCGATTCCGCGAACAAGCGTTGGCGCAATTCAGGCAGCCTGAAAACAACGCGCCGTCCGCCACACATTGCGAAGAATGTGGCGACCCAATCCCCGAAGCACGACAACGCATTGTTTCAGGTTGCCGTTTGTGCGTGATTTGCCAAACTTTGAAAGAAATAAATGGATAACAAAACTTTTATCAGCATTGAATTTTGGCAACTTGTCAGCTTTTTGTTGTCGTTTTTGGCGGTGTGCTGGGGCTTTGGCAAAATGCTGTTAAGTCAATTTCAGGCGCAACAAGATGAACGCCAAAGACAGCAAGACCGCCTATCTGAAAACTTTGAAAAACTACAAACGCAATTTGCCGAACAAAAAGCCTTGCTGCCTGAAAAATTTGTCTTGCGTGAAGACTACATTCGCAATCAAGCGATTTTAGAAGCCAAAATGGACAGTATTCAAAAGACTTTGACCGACCTTTACAAAATGGAAAGCGCGAAAAAATGAACGAAAAATACCGCCGCGAAGGTATGCGTTGGCACATCATCAACACGCTGAACAAAGCTCGCCCCTACACATCAAGCGAAGTCTTTTTATTGGACGTAATGCGTGGCATTTATCCCAATGTAACCGCCCTAGAATTACGCCAACAGCTTGAATATTTGCAAGACCGCAAACTCTTGGATTTAACCAAACAGCCAAGCGGAATGTGGTTTGCCGATTTAAACCGTTTGGGTGTGGATATTGCCGAATACACGATTGAGTGTCAGGCTGGCATTGCCCGACCTGAAAAATACTGGGAGAGCTGATATGTCGCCACGCAGTAGCATGGAATTGCTGCCTGAAAACGTCCGCCGCGAATTTGAACGCCGTTTGATTGAAAACGGTTTTGCCAATTACACCGAATTGGCGGCGTGGCTCAATGAACAGGGTTTTCAAATTAGCCGTTCCGCCGTGCATCGCCACGGATACAAAATCCAACGCCGTTTGCAAGCCATTAAGGAAAGCACCGAAGCCGCCAAGTTAATTGTCGCCAATGCCGATGATGAAAACGACAGCCGCAGCGAAGCCTTGATGGCATTGTTGCAAAATCAGTTGTTTGAAGCCTTGGTGGACATCAGCGAAAAAGACAGCGAAGAGCTTGCACCCGAGGCGCGGTTTGATTTGTTGAGCGAGGGCGGTAAACGTATTGCAGGGTTGATTTCTGCATCCACGCGCTTAAAAGAATATCAAAACAAGGTCAAATCACGCGCCCTAGCCGCTGCCGATGAAGTCGCCAAAGCCGTGAAAAAAGGCGGCTTATCAGACGACACCGCCGAACAAATCCGTAAACAAATTCTAGGGATTGCGACATGAGCGAAACCATTTTCAAGCAGCCTGAAAGCCGCACCCCAATGGTTTTGCTGCCGTATCAACAACGCTGGATTGCCGATACCAACCCCGTCAAAGTTTGTGAAAAATCGCGCCGCATCGGTTTGTCGTGGGCGGAGGCGGCGGATAGCGCATTGCTCGCCGCGCAAACCAACGGCATGAACGTGTGGTACATCGGCTACAACAAAGACATGGCATTGGAATTCATCAACGATTGCGGCAACTGGGCAAAATTTTACGGCTTGGCGGCTGGCGAAATTGAAGAAACCGAAGAAGTGTTTGTAGAAGGCGATGACAAACAAGCGATTTTGGCGTTCATTATTCGCTTTGCATCAGGCTTTCGCATTACTGCTTTATCCAGCCGCCCGAACAATTTGCGCGGTAAACAAGGGCGCGTGATTTTGGACGAAGCAGCGTTCCACGATGATTTGCCCGAGCTGCTCAAAGCAGCGATGGCGTTGCTGATGTGGGGCGGACAGGTTCACATCATTTCCACGCACGATGGCGTGGATAACCCATTTAATGAGTTAATCAACGACTGCCGCGCAGGCAAAAAACCGTATTCCATGCATCGCATTACCTTTGATGATGCGCTACAAGATGGCTTATATCAACGCATTTGTTTACGGTTAGGCAAAGAGTGGACGGAGCAAGCCGAACGCGAATGGGTTGCCGAAATCCGCGCCAGTTACGGCGATGATGCCAGTGAAGAGCTGGACTGCATTCCCAAAAATGGTGGTGGTAAATGGCTGAACCGCACGTTGATTGAAAGCCGAATGTCGCCGTTCACGCCTGTGTTGCGTTACGACCAAACGGATAATTTCCAGTTACTGCCCGAACATCAACGCGCCGCCGAAGTGCAAGACTGGCTTTCAGGTAGCCTGCACCCTTATTTGCAGCAATTGGACAACACGCGCCACAGCTTTGTCGGTGTAGATTTTGCCCGAAATGGCGACCGCACCGCAATTGTGCCACTCATTCAACAGCCTGATTTAATGCTCAAAACGCCGTTTATCTTGGAATTGGGCAATATGCCGTTTAAGCAGCAAGAGCAGATTTGCGCGTATCTGTTGGTGGGTTTGCCAAATTTATTGGGTGCGGCGTTGGACGCTCGTGGTAATGGTCAGTATTTAGCCGAAGCCATGCAAGACCAGTTTGGTGGCGAGTGCGTACAAGCCGTGATGTTGTCTGAAAACTGGTATCGCAGCCACACTGCACCATTTAAAGCAGCATTGGAAGACGGCACGCTGGACGGCTTACCACGTGATGAAGACATCTTGGCGGACTTGCGCGCCTTTGAATTGATTAAAGGTATCCCACGCATTCCTGACACGCGCACACGTGGTGCGGACGGCAACAAACGCCACGGCGATACCGCAATCGCACTGCTTTTGGCGCATTATGCTAGCCGAGAGTTAAATGTTGGTGCGGTGCGTGTCAGCAGCCGAGCCGTGCGCCGAAGTAGCCGATTAACAGACGGATTTTGATTTCAGGCAGCCTGAAAACTGGAAAGATTTATGAAACCCCACATTAAACTCAAAACCCCCAATGGCACAATTCTTGCCACACCCGAACAAATGGCAAGCCAAATCGCGGTTTCAGCGCGATTTGGTATGCACGGCTTTAACGGCTGGCTGCCCAATCCCGACCCGATTTTACGCAAAATGGGGCGACACATTGATGTATACCGCGAATTGTTGCGTGACCCATTGGTAGGTGGACAAGTTCGCAGACGCAAAGCAGCCGTTGCACGTTTGGAATGGCGATTGGACGGCGATGACGTACCGCAAAATGTCCGCGATACGGTGCAGGCTGCTTTTGAGCAGTTAGATATTTTTAACCTGATTAAAGATATTTTGAATGCGACTTTATTCGGTTATCAGCCGATTGAAATTGTGTGGCAACGCGACAAATTGTGGCTGCCTGAAAAAATCGTGGTCAAACCGCAAGAATGGTTTGCGTTTGGCGAACAGGGCGAAATGTATTTTATTGAACACGGTTTGCATAATAACAGGCTGCCTGAATACAAATTTCTTTGCCCCAAACAAGAAGCCAGCTACGACAACCCCTACGGTTTAGGTGATTTGGGTTTGGTGTTTTGGGCGGTTACGTTCAAACGTGCAGGGCTGAAATTTTGGGCGGAGTTTACGCAAAAATACGGTAGCCCGTGGCTCATTGGTAAAGAACCGCGTTCCAACACCCAAGCCGACACCGACAAATTGCTGGACGCACTGGAAGCCTTAATGGGCAACGCGATTGGCACAATCCCCAATGACAGCAGCGTGGAAATTCACGAAGCCACAGGCAAATCCGCGTCTGTTGATGCGTATGACAAGTTAATCCGCTATTGCCGTTCAGAAATCAACATCGCCTTGCTCGGTCAAGACCAAACGACCGAAGCCAACACCAATCACGCCAGCGCATCGGCTGGTTTGGAGGTAACGGACGATATTCGCGACAGCGACAGTCGCATGATTGAAGCAACGTTTAACCAGTTGATTGACTGGATTTGTGAGCTGAATTTCGGCGATGTAACGCGACCTAAATTTGTGTTGCATGAAGCAGAAGAGTACGGCTCAACCGAATTAGCCCAGCGCGACCAACTTCTACATCAAATGGGCGCACGTTTTTCCAATCACTATTACAAGCGCGCTTATGGTTTGCGTGATGATGACTTGTTGCCGCCTGAAAAGCAGCCTGAAAGCACAGATTTTGCCGAAAACGATGTTTACCAAACCTTTGAAAACACAGTTTCGGGCAGCCTTGCCCTTTTGTCCAAATCTTCTGATTTGGGTATAAAAGGGTACGCCGTAGGCGGTAAAGCTGATTTCACAAATACATTTGTTCAGAATTTACAAAACGGTGCAACGCCCGAAATCGTGTTACATCAATTAGCCGAAAATTATCCAAACATGAACGACCAAGCCTTACAAGATGAATTGGCACGACTGATTTTCTTGGCGGATTTAGTGGGGCGTTTGGAAGTGCAAGCGGAGTTGACTGATGAAACCTGATATTTACTTATTATTTGGTATGACACCTGAAAATGCCATTGCCTACCTAAAACAAAAGCGTGTTGATGTATCGTGGGATTGGCAAGATATGTTGGACGATGCTCATGTTGCCGCGTTTACGGTAGCCAAAACGGCTGGCATGGACGTAGCCAACGACATTTATCAAGCGGTGGTTAAGGCAGCCGAACAAGGGCAACCATTCAAAGATTTTGAACGCGAACTCACGCCTGTATTACAAAGCAAAGGCTGGTGGGGCAAACAAGAACACCCGAACCCCGATATGGGCGAAATTCAAAACGTACAACTTGGCAGCCCATACCGCCTGAAAACGATTTATTTAACCAATTTGCAATCCGCTTACATGGCAGGGCGATACGCGGAAATGGTTGCCGCCAAAGATACGCACCCCTATTGGCAATATGTCGCCATCAACGACAAACGTACACGCGAAACGCATCGTCTATTGCACGGTCATGTGTATGCCGCAGATGACCCCGTATGGGACAGTTTGTATCCACCGTTGGATTACCGTTGCCGTTGTCGGGTTCGTCCACTCTCGCGTGAGCGTGGCGAAAGCCAAGTATTACCCAGCCCAAAACTGGAAACCATTACCGTAGATATTGGCGAAAACAAACACACGGGCGAGCAGCGTTACGCCCAACGTACAGGCATTCGTGTGGACGGTCAATTTATTGCGCCCAATGCAGGTTTCAATGCCAATCAAGGACAGACGTTTCTACAACGCACTGCACGGATAGCGATAAAAAAAGTACAAAACGTACCACCCGAATTGGCTCGTGTAGCGGTTAAAGAAATGATGGCACAGGAAAAATTTCGCAATGCCTTGACTTTGGCTGAACTGGCTTGGGTGGCTGAATTACTGGGATTAATGCCATGATTAAAATCAGCGTAGAAAGTGAAAGTTTAGAACACAGTTTAAACCAGCTCTTGCAAAACATACAAAACCGCCGACCGATGATGGCAAGTGTGGCAGCAGAATTGTTATCGATGACAGAAGATAACTTTGAAAGCGAAAGCTGGGGTGGAGATAAATGGAAAGAAACCCATCGCGGTGGCAAAAAACTGCAATTAAGTGGTCAGCTTGCCGCGAGTTTGACTACGCAGTCGGGTAATGATTTTGCACGGATTGGGTCTAATAAACCGTATGCAGCAATTCATCACATAGGTGGGCAAGCAGGGCGGGGGCGTAAAGTTCACATTCCTGCTCGTCCTTATTTACCGATTGATGGTTCAGGGGCGTTACAGTCTGGCGGCGAGAAGCGTTTGCTGGATATTGTGAAAGCGTCGTTGGCTCGTGGGTTGTGA